AGGCGCTGCTTCGCCGTCGAGAGGTCTTTATCCAGATCGTCCAGCGTCGCCCGGATCGGCACCTGCGCGACGCCCAACTTGCTTTCGCCCGCCACCCCTACCCCCCATTCGCGCCATCAGCGCCGCGTGCTCCTGCGCCCGCCGCGCCAGCTCCGCCCTCGTTGGCGCCGGTTGCCGCCGCTGCAAGAGCCGGTCCAGCGTCGGCAGATGCTCTCTGCGTTGCAGCCTCGCGATGCTCCACGCCAGCACCAGGTCGCGTTGCGCCTCGCGCTCCCGCCGCTCCCGTTCCGCCTCGAACACCATCGCGGTCTCCCGCAGCGTGAGCGCCCAGAACTCCAACAGCCCAATCCCGCACTGCAGCGCCCTCGCCAGGAGCTCATCCCAGCCAACCGGTTCCGCCGGGCCTTCAATCGGCTCCTGGCTCAGGCCGGGGGGCCGCCGTCCTCCCGCTCGGGGTTATAGAACAGCACGTCCGACAGCGCCTCGAGCACCGCGCCGGCCACCGTCCCGAACCCCAGCACGTCCAGGATCCCCCAGGCATCGTCCGGCGGCATCGCCCGCCCGGGCAAGCCCTGGTCCCGCCGCGCCGCGTCCAGTCCCACCTGCAGCAGCTTGGCGATATCCGTGATGCTCACCCTCTCGCTTATCCCGTCGCGGGCCACCTGCATGACGCTCTTACCCAGCGCGCGCTCGGCCTCAGCCAGCGCCCGGTTCGTCAACAGAATCGTATGGGCCTTCTCGCCCACCGTCAGCGTGCGCTCCCCGCGCGCCCCAACGTCTATCTGCGCCATCCGCGCCTCCATCGATCCTCCCTCTCCCCGCGTACGGGGCGAGGGTCAGGGGTGAGGGGTCTTCCCCTCCACCCAGTTAGCTCCCCACTTCCGCCCAGTCGCCGTCGATGCGCAGCTCCACCGCGATCGTCGCCGGCGCCGAATCCGGGTTGTCGTCCTGCATGCTGGTGATCAGGGCGCTCGCCTCCTCTACCTCGACGTCGCTCTCACTCTTGTGGATCAGGATCAGATCCCCCGCCCGGAACGCGTCCTTCAGCGCCAGGTAGGCGTCATCGTCCGGCACGTACAACCCCGTCAACGACACAGTAGCGCTGTACCGCCCCGCCTTCACCCGCATCGAGCGGCTCTCCTTCGATGACATGTCGATCTCGGCCGTCTGCTCGCGGAACGTCACGCCCCGCTGCGAACCTACCGCATCGTAATCCGGCGCCTCTTCCGTCCCCACATTCACATAGAGGACGACGTCGCTCCCACTCAGCCCATCAGCCTCTGCCACGGTCCCCTCCTATAGTCCTGTTACCTGCAACCTGTCACGATCCATCGCGCGCATCCACCACCGTCAGCCGCACCGTCACCACCCGCCCATAGGCCTCGGCCTCATTCGCCGCGATCGGCCCCATGCACTCCGCCACCAGCGTGTCATACCCTGCGATCTCCAGCCGGTGCCGGTGCAGCAGCGCCCGCACTCGCTCCGCCAGCACCTCGATCAGCGTCGACCCATCCGCCGCCGCGTAGCAGCGCACGTCGCGCATCACCATGCGCCCCCGCGTCGTCTTGGTGTCGAACGCCGCATCGGCCACCTGACCGGCCGTCACGATGTACGGCAGCGTCGCGTCCGGCGGCACCGGATCCACCGTGAACACCGCCGGCGCGCCCTGCCACGCGGCCAGCATGGCGATCAGCGTCGCGTCCCCCGTCAGCCGGTCATACATCGCGTCCGTCAACGCGTCCATTGCCTATCCGCCCTGGATGATCCGCACGATCTCGTCGCCATGATCGAACACCGCCGGCCGCAACCACGGGTGCGCCGCTATCCGCGAGGTGCCCATCTCCGGAAAGTGCGCGTACCATGCCTCGCCCTTGCCGCCGCGCACCCCCACCCGCCCCTCGACCACGTTCCCCCGCGCCTCGATCTCGTGATCGATATCGTCCCGCGTCAGACCCGACCGCACTGGCGCGTTCGCCCGCGCGATCTCCTCCACGAACTCACACGCCTTCTCCATCTGGACCACCACCCGCCCCGATACCTCGGCCAGCACTTTCGCCTGGTTCCACTCAACTATCGGGCTCATACTCGCTCCCCTGCTGCCGCTCCCGGCAGTCGATCTCCAGGTGATGATCCGCGTGGCTCGGGTTCCGCACCCCCAGCACCGCCACCGTCGTGCCGGCCCCCGTCACCGTATCCCCGCGGGCGATATCCGTACCCGCGGCCACGTACAGCACGTGACTTAGCTCCCGCCCCTCTTGCTGGGCGATCTCCCGCTCCGCCCCCGACGCCGGCCGCAATCGCCCGGCCGCGCTCCCCACCGTCACGGGCGCCTGCATCCACCCGCCCGAACCATTCGGCACCCGATCCAGCCGCGATACCGTGAACGTGTGACTGTAGAGGCTCTCGATCACGCTCATACCCGGAACCTATCCAGCGATTCCTTCTCGGACCGCAGCAGCATCGGCGCTGCGCTGGCGCCCAAGGTCCCCTCACCGGCTCCCCCCCCCTCCCCGGCGAACGTCACCGAGAAATCGCCCAGGCTCTTCGCCTGTACGCCGGGCACGGCGTCGCTCTCCGAGGCCCTCAGCCCCGCCTGGTACCGTCGTGCCGCCGCCCGGGCGCACACGTCGGCGATTATCTGCGGTATCGTCGCGTACCCGTGGCTGTACGTCACGACAATGTTCTGCACGCCGCTCGCCCACCGCCCGCCGATCCGGTGCAGGATCCCGTGCTGCCCCAACTTGTAATCATCGTCGACCACCAGCGCCTCGTCATCCTCGAGCACGGTCGCTACCTCCGTCACCGGCAGCTCGGGCAGCAGGATCCGCACCCCGCCAGCGCCGTCGAACGAGATCTCGTCGTCCTCCACCGCCTCGAGCACCTGCCCGGTGTACGCCTGGATCGCCGCCCTCGCCTCGACGATCGCCGCCGTCGCCGACGCCTGTTTCTCCGCCGGCACCGTCACCTGCAGCAACGCCTCCATATCCGCGAGCGTGCAAAACTCGGCCATACCTACCTCACTTTGTGCGCGAGGGCCGCCGCTGCTTGTCCTTGCCCGCCGGCTGTTCCTTCAGCAACCCCTTCGCCCGCGCCTCACTCTCCAGCATCTTGATGCGCACCCGGGGCGCGATCTCCACCCACACCTTGGGGCCGCTCTCGTCCGCTGGCTCCGCGATACCCGTGAAGATCAGCTTCTCATCATATCCCGGCACCCTGTTTCCTCCTCTCCTCCCGCCTCATCAGCCGATCATCGAACCGCCGGCGCGTTTCCTCCTCTTCGCCGGGACGGCACCGCACGAACCGGCCGGGGCCGATCTTGACCCGCACCAGTGGCGGCGGCGCCATGGCCGGGACCTCCCGGATGCGCGCCCGAGCCTCGGGCTTGACCGCCATCTCCGCGAGCCACGTCCGCGGCAGCGCGCAGAACATCGGTTTCGCCACGTGCAGCGCCCGCAGGAATGCCAGCCGCTCATCCCAGCCCGGCGCGCACTCCTCCCGCCAAGTCCGCAACAATGCCCGCCCCGCTTCGCTATCGCGCACAAACAGCAGCTCCGCCGCGAAGAGCGGCACGCGCAGATCCAGACATACCGCCTCCGTCCGCTCCCGCTCGGCCTGCGTCCCCACATCTGCCGCCAGCACCCCGTATCGCCACAACGGCGCCGCGGCATCCCAGCGCTCCACGAAGTGCAGCCCCGCGTCCAGCAGCTCCCAGGGGATCGTTGCCCCGGCGCTCACGATCACCGTCTGCGCCCAGGGGATTCGCCATTCCGCCGTCGTCTCGACCGCCAGCCCCATCCCCCGCGCCTTGCGCTCCGCCGCCATATTGGCCATCCGCAGCAGCATGCCTCTCACTTACGGACCTCCAGCGTGACATAGATCGACGACCGGCAGCGGTTCAGCCGTGGCCCCTTCACGATCTTCCACTTGCGCGGCGTGTAGAATGCGTATGCCCGCCCGTAGCGGGTCTCCGGATCGAACACCTCCACCGTATGGATGCTGAACCGCCAGTAGTGTGTCGGGTCGATGAAGCTGTGCTCGTGCCGATAATCCGGCAGTTTCAGCAGCGCCTTCCCACCCTTCCGCAGGATCCGCCAGCACTCGTTCATCGATTCGATCAGATTCAGCCTCAGATGCTCCAACACTGTGCGGGCTACGATCACGTCAAAGCTGTTGT